ATTAATCGTGACGGAATGAACGAAGGTTTCATTTCTGGCGGCGTTGCAGGTGCAGGAACAGGCGCTGCGATTGGAACAGCGGCGATGCCAGGATTTGGAACGGCAGTAGGAGCAGGAGCAGGCTTCTTAATCGGTGGGTTCCTAGGATCTAGACAGCAAAAGAACCAAGAAAAGGCGCAACAAGAAGCGCAACGCAGAGCAGAAAAAGCTCGAGTTATGCAAGTAATGCGCGAGTTTGGTCGTAAGCAGCAGGCAGATAATGCTATGCTGACACCAGCAGCGCGCCGAGCGACGAATCAAGCACGTACGGCAGCGGGAACAGTTCCGCAATCGGGGCTTATAGGTACGGCAGCACAATCATCAAACAACGGTTCCGCAGGAACATTTTAAGAGGTGTCTATGTTGAAAGCTAAAGTGGCAAAGAAGAAGCGCAAAGACCTGACGGCCAACACATCCTCGATGCCTATGGGGGCTTCTGCAAGATCACCTGAGTTTCAGAAACCAACGCTTGCCCAGCAAGTTCAGATGCGTGAGATTATGACGGCGCGTCAAGCAGAGATGTCTGCGGGTCTTACTGCGACTCAGCCAGAGATGGGTGGGGTGGTTGCTAAAGGTCCATCAGCATCGAAAGCTAAAGTTCCAGGTGGTGCAGACATTTACGATGAAAGAATCGGCGGGTATGGAAAATCGATGGGCCCTAAAGAATCTGGCGAGCAGGCAGTTCGTCGGATAATGAAAGTCAAGAAAAAGAAGAAATCATGACTCAGATGAACTATTCGGAAGTCGTGTCGTTGCGCAATCGCTTGCGCGATAACCTAGGGCGAACAACGCCTCGATGGGATACGCTTGCGATGTTCTTGGATCCAGGTCGATTCACCATGAATCCGGATAATGCTAAGAACGATAATACACGTAAAGATTTTAAGATCATTGACAATGAAGCTGGTCGCGCACTTCGCATTTTCCAGGCAGGCATGAACAATGGGGCGACTCCTCAGGTGCGTCCTTGGTTTAACTTGACCACAAACGACCCGAAGATTTCTAGTATCACAAACATTCAAAACTATTTTCACAACACTCGTAACGTGATCAGTTCGCACTTACAGGTTTCAAACTTCTATCGAGTAATGTCTTCGGTCTACAAAGACTTGGGTATTTTCTCGAACTCGGCGTTTGCGATGCTTCCGCATCCTCGCTATGGCTTTTACTTCTATCCGTTTCAGGTAGGTACGTACTCGTTCTCCTGCAATAACGAGGGTGATCCTGAAATTTTTTATCGTGACTTTTCAATGACTGTCAGAGAGGTGGTGCAGAATTACGCCAAGCTTTCTCCGACAGGTCAGATTGATTGGTCAAATATTCCACCATGGGTAAAAGAGCAATGGGATGCTGCTCGTTATGTCGAGACGATTGTTCTGACTAACCTGATTGCTCCGAACACAGGCTACAGAGGCACAGGGTTCGAGAAGAAGTTTTACTCTTACACATATGTCCAGTCGGCAGGGAACAACCTTCCTCCTCAGTTGTCAAATGGATTTAGAAATGAGCAGGCGAAAAGTAACCTTAATCCATTCGTAAGAGTGCAAGGGTTCAACTATTTCCCTGTTATTATCCCTCGATGGGAAGTGCGTCCAGGGTCTGACTTTGGTGTTCAAGGGCCCGGTGAAATTGCCATGGGCGACATTCTCTCCTTGCAAAAAATGGAAGAAGGGCGCTTTGAAGCTATTGATAAGCTCTTGCGTCCAGCGATGGTAGGGCCTGCAAGCCTTCGTCGTCACGGTTCGACTATCCTTCCAGGTGGCATGACCTATGTGGATGATGCGGGCTCAGTGGCCAGTTTTAAACCAGCATTCGAAGTTGACCCTAAAGTCGTAGAGCTTATCAATAAGCAAGCTGAAGTTAAGCAAGCTATTCAAGAAGCCTACTACGTTAACATGTTCCTTACCTTTTCTTTAGGGGAAGTGAAGACTCACGTATCTGCTCGTGAAACAGATGAGAGAGCAGCAGAGCGTCTATCTAACCTTGCACCGGTAATGAGTCAGCTTGACCAAGACTTATCGTCGAAGGTGATTGAAATTGCCCAGATCATTCTAGGGGATGCCGGTCGCCTACCTCAAAAGCCTAGAGAGCTGCAAGGCAAACAGATTCGTCCCGAATACATCTCTGCATTAGCACAAGCCGCCAAAGTGGCAGACATGAACTCTATCGAGAGGTTCAATGCGTTTGTGACTAATACTGCGGCAGGGCTTCAAGATCCTACTTTGCTTCAGAAGATCAACGGTGCTAAGATGATCGATGTTTACGCACACACTATCGCGGTTAATCCTGAAGTCTTAGTTCCTGAAGAAGAGTTCCAGCAGCGTCGTCAGATGGCGGCAATGCAAGCCCAGCAACAGGCGATGATATCTAAGGAGCAGGCAGCGGCGGCGACGGTTAAGGACTTGTCTCAAGCAAAGATTGGTGAGGGCTCAATGCTTGATACTTATTTACAGGCCTCACAAGTATAGGGTTCATGAACAAGGATATCAAAGAGGCGCAGCAACGGCATGACCTTGAATGGGTAATGTCTACCGAACAAGGCAGACGTTTTGTTTGGAGATTGCTGAGTGAGTGCAAAATGTTTCACGACATCGTCGGCGATGGCCATATAGCTTTTCGCCAGATAGGTCGCAGACAGGTAGGACTTTTCATAACAGATTTAATAACGCAACATGTACCCGACAGTTACATGCTGATGCAAACAGAGCATCAGAGAACACTCAATGAGGAGAGATTAGATGAGCGAAACAACAGTAACGCCGGAACCATCGACGACTACATTACCGGAAACGAAAGTCGAACCTACATCGACACCACCCTCGGTCACGTCACCGGACTCTAAAGTAGAGGTCAAACCTGAAGACACGACGATCCCCGCTCCGGCAGAAAAACCCACAGAAGAAAAGCCTGCTGCAGAAGCAGGTAAAGAAACGACAGAAGCAGTTCAAGATGAAGAGTATGAAATTGAAGTAAAAGAGGGATCTCTTCTTACTCAAGCGGACTTGGATGAACTAGCTCAAACTGCATCGGAACTAGGGCTAAGCAAAGAGCAAGCACAAAAACTGGTGGAGTCCCGTGAGAAAGTAGTGGCAAACGCTCTTAAAGCAGGCGAAGGAAAGTGGGAGTCGAGGTTTCAAGAAGACCTAAAAACCATGAACTCTGACCCTGATTTTGTAGGTGAAAAGCGAGCAATCACAGATCAACACATCAACAGAGCACTCACTTCATTCGGGGACGAGAAGCTTATTGAATATCTGAACACTCCTCAAGGTGGGTCGAATATCCATTTAGCTAAATTTCTTGTGCGAATTGGTCAAGCATTAGCTCCGGTAGAGGAGAATAGTGACCTTACTCGCCAGGGTGGGACGACCCCAGCGAAGGCAGAACCTAATCAACTTGAAAGAATGTACCCCTCAATGTTTGAGAAAAAGTAAAATACTTGTTGACGCAAAAAAGATTGTGCCTCACGATAATCATATTGAACTCAAAACATGAGAGGATTTAGTTATGGCCACGCTTAACACTTTGTACCCTACGCTTCTTGATCTCGCTCAGATGCCTGAGAACAAAGATGCTTCAGATGTCATCAATCTTCTTGTGGCATTAAACCCAATCTTGATGGACGCTCCGGCGTTCCCGTGTAACGACGGTACTCGTCATAAGACGATCATGAAGACAGGTCTTCCTTCGGTCACTTGGACTAAGTTGTACCAAGGTATCCAAGCTTCAAAAGGTTCTAAGCAAACTGTGATCGATACCACTGGTATGGTTCAGTCTGCTTCTCAAGTTGACCAACGCTTGGTTGACATCTTTGAAAAAGCCGAAGACAAAGCTTCAATGCGCATGGACGAAGCTAACGACCACCTTGAGGCCATGGCCCAAGAGATGGCGACTGCGATCTTCTACCATGATTCATCTTTGGATCCTTCAAAGCCAATGGGTCTTTCTCCTCGTTTCAACCTTTCAACGGCTGAAAACGGAAACCAGATCATCAAAGGCGGCGGTTCAGGTTCTGATAACGCTTCAATCTGGTTGATCACTTGGGGCAAGAATGCTAACCACTTGATCTATCCAAAAGGCTACATGGCAGGCGTCGATCGTAAAGATCGCGGTCTTGTTCCGGTAGCTGATGCTTCAGGCAACACTTACTTCGCTTACCGCGAAGAGTTCTCAGCTCACTTCGGTCTCTCAGTTCGTAACTGGCAGTACATTGTTCGTATCTGTAACATTGATGTTTCAGAGTTGACCACTGATGCTGCAACAGGTGCTTACATTGTGGATTTGATGACTGAGGCTTACTACCGTCACAAAGGTCGCCGTTTAAATATCGGTAAAACATACTTCTATGCGAACACGACTATCGTGAAGTTCTTGGATTACCAAGCTCGCAAGAAGACCAACATCAATTTGTTCTTGGGTCCAGACACTACTGGCCCTAACGCAAAAGAAGTGTTGCAGTTCCGTGGTATTCCGATTCATGAATGTGACGCACTCTTGAACACTGAAGCAACAGTTCCGTAGTAGAAAGTAAAACTTTAAACCTAGAGGTTTGATATGATTTTGGATCTTAACGCAATTTTCTCAAATGCTCAGGCGATTACTGCTTCTGCGGTTTCGACTAACGTGATCGATTTGGGCGCTCCAGGCAGAGCTGCTTACGGCAACGTACAGCTTCTCCGTAACAACAAGGGTGACTGCATCCCTTTGCTCATTCAAGTTGTGCAGAACTTTGCCACTTTGACCTCGTTGACCTTTACGGTTCAAGGCTCGGTAGATGAAGCTTTCACTTCTCCGGTAACTCTTGCAGTAACTCCGGCGATTCCATTAGCTTCTCTTGTTGCAGGTTTTATCTACCGCCCATTGGTAGAGCTTCCTCGTAACAACATCTATCGCTTTATCCGCATCAACTACACTGTTGGCGGATCTAACGCGACAGCGGGTCAAGTGACAGCAGGAATCGTGGCAGCAGTTGACGCAGCTTACAGAGGCTAATTAACGGAGCAGGGGCCTAAAAATCCCTGCTCTTTCTATTCGTGAGGGGAATCAAATGTTCAAAAGCACCAAAGAAAAAGAAGTCGTCCTATCTCCTGAAGGCCAAGAGCTTTTAGAAAAAATCAAAAAAACAGCTCTTAAGCCTATTAAAGGTTTAAAAGTAGTGGCCATTTCTGACGGCTATTACGCCGATTTAGGAAATCACGATAACGCTCGCATCATTAAGTCGGGTGAAGTTTTTGTTTTCAACCACAACTTAAAGAATGGCCGCTTGCCTCTTTGGGTTCGTCCGGTCGATATTAAAGAAGCAAAAAAAGCAGGCGTGACTGACCTTAACGGTGCAGACGAATCTGAAGACCTAGTTTAATAATCCTTCGATGGAGGTTCGTACATGCTGCAAAAAACAGACATTGCGAACCTCGCGCTAGGAAGACTAGGTGTCTCTCTCAACATCGCCATCACAGATTTTGACACAGACAATTCTACGCAGGCGAAGATCATTCGTCGTATGTATCAGATGTCTCTCGACACTCTTTTGCAGAAGCACGAATGGAAGTTCGCCACTTACTTTCAAGGATTGAACCTCCTTGAAACAGATGCAAACTTTGGCTTTATGGGATTCAAGTATAAATATGAAGCTCCTGCCGATGCTCTTGTCATAAGAGAAATTGCGTCAGGAGGAATCTTCACCAACCTGAATCTTTATGAGGTTCAGAAAGCTAAGTTCCAAACGATCTATTCAAGCTCATCGATTAAGATAGTCACAAACATCGTCGATGCTCACGCTCGTTATACGGTTCGAGTTCCTGTGGACAATCAGGTTCCTGTTTACTTTGGACGTGCACTTTCAGCTCAGCTTGCGTGGGACATTGCTCCTATGCTTATCACAAACAACTTCCCTAAGATCCGCGACTCACTAGCGCGCGACCTTGCCGACGAGATTACTTTGGGTATGGCGCAAGACGAGGGGACTCAGCCTCAGATGGACAATGCGCCAAACCCCTTTGTGATGTCTCGGTTTCAGTGATAGGATTCATATATGGCTTCAGGAAAACAACTATCTTTCCAGCATGGTGAGGTTTCACCTACACAGCAATACCGCTCAAACGAAGCGATGTATGCGTCTGCACTATCGAAGCTTAGAAACTTTTATGTGCTCAATGAAGGTGGTATTGCCAATCGTCCAGGGTTTATCAGTGAAGGGACCCATGCGTTTCAAGAAGACATACCTGTCGATGGTGGTCAGCCAGGCATAGTTTCTTTTACTTTCTATAATCACTTTGCGCAAGAAGTTCAAACTCTTGAATACTACGTGGATGCCGGAGTCCCATCATTCTATTTAAACGGCGTTGACTGTTTAGGTATAACATCTTTCGTTTTAGTAGAAGGGATTGAGCCGGAGAAAATCCGTTTCACAATGCTTAAAGATTCTATATTGATAACTCCATCTCTTATTTTAGATACCGATCCTGTGACAGGCGAATTTTCAGTAAACCTCTATTTTGATATGGAGTCTGAAGAAGTCATAGGAACTTTCGGGAACGCCTTGACTCCCGCGTTCACGCTATCGTCGTCGTTCACCGTTAATCATTCAGGCGCACCTTATCTCCCTGTCACATACCTTGTTACTGGAGTGGACGATAATGGAGATGAATATGTGTCTAACAGTATTCAATCAGGGGCTATAGCTAACGCTGCTACTTTCCCTTCTACTCTTTGCTACCCTACGGCTACAGTGTCGGTCAGTTTAGCAATTACAGTGACGGTATCTGCAGCAACAGATCGCATAAGATTTTTCAACATATACCGAGCAGCGGGCAGAGGGACAGGATTCTTTAAGCTTGCAGGCAGAGTAAAAAATAATGGAACTGCGTCTATTGCATTTGACGATTATGGGGCAGACGATCCATCTATCGGCCCTCCAGAAGACAACTCTCTTTTGGGTGGAGGAATCGATTTGTTCATTCCTGGTCTTTCAGGATGCAAGACTGCGAGCTACTATCAGCAGCGTTTGTTCATGAGCTATGATCCGGCGATTGCCACTAATCTTCTTCCAGGAGACATAGGGGCATCAAAGCTTGGAGCGCCAGAACAAATAAAAATGCCTATTGTGTTCAACAATACAGGGGCTTTTCAATTCACAGTTCCTGTCACAGACAACACAGGAATCGTCGCTCAGTTAGCGATGGAAAGACTTATTGTTATGACAGAGAAATCCTGCTACGTCATTCGTGGAGGGCAGGAGGGGGGAATTACTCCGCTTCAGGTTAATCCTCTTGAAGTATCCTCTGAAGGTTGTTCGCGCACAGTAGAGCCTAAAGTAAAAGGTCGTAGAGGGTATTACTTAAACTTCGATCACACGAAATTGATGGCGATTGAATTTGGTCTAGATGGAAACCTTGTCGTGTACGAAATCTCGGGGCTCTCCGAACATCTTCTTGAAGTAGATATTCATACGATGGAAGTCACAGGTGGCAGAGAGGACACGGTCTACCTATGTCGTAGAGATGGAAAGCTTGTTCGCATTACCATGACCTCAGAAGCTGCAGGATTCTCTTTGATTGAAACCGATGGCTACATCGAGAACATATTTACTAAACGTGTTAAGCGCGAATACGTGGCACATGTTCCTCAAAGCATTTCTTCAGAAAGACTAGACCCAGACTATGACGCACTCATGGCATACATTATCCGTGACGGAGTCCGATACACTGAGCGACTAGCGTACAGAGAAGATCAACTTAAGCCAGGATTCATTTACGCTGATGCCGCCAAGACATGGGGAGAGCGTTTAACGAAGACTCCTAATGGCATTTACCGTCGCCTGGCAGGGCAGATTCTTCCTGCCGGAGCAGCCGCAGCCGTCGATGGAGCAAGGATAAACATTCAAGACGGAACTACGTGGCTTGCCGGAGATCCGATTCTTTTGGCCTCAACAGAGGTTATTACTAATTTAGGATCCCCAGGCAATCGTATGCACGTCTACTACGACGATGAAAACGGGAATGAAAAGTTCATTCAATTTATCAGCACAGGCACAGGCACTCCTCCAGGGGGAGCTTTTGACAATGCTTACGAAGGATATTTCACTACTGACATTCCTGCTCAGCTTCGGGACGTCGAGGCACTGAACCCTTCAGACAAGCTAGCAAAACAAACTCGATGGCTTCTGGCGTACAATACGTTTGCATGTCCTGCGTATCTGCAGACTAAAGAGCTCTCGGTTTATATGGATGGGCAGCTCATATCCTCGCCGAATAACCCGAACATGGCAGACACTGTTATCACAGGTGCAGCGACAACCAACCTTCCAGAGTATTTCTCTTGGGGAGTCATAGGGCTTCCATACACGAACGACCTCGAGACTTTGGACATCGAAGCTCAAGACAATCGCACGTTAAGTGATGCCCACAAGATCATTAATGCAGTCGGAGTAGCTTACTACAATACTCAGAAAGGTTTCTTCGGAATGCCGAACCGCTCTCTGGATCAGCTTGCAGAGCGCACAGAAATCCTTGAGAATGATGTAGACATGAGTGACGTTCCTCGAACTGATCAGGAGATTGTAACCATACCTTCTGAGTGGACTCGCCCAGGACGTGTTCGCGTGGTTCAGGTGGACGCGCTTCCGATGACCATTGTTGCATTGTATCCTAAAGGACTAGCAGGAGAATGATATGGGTTTTAGAAGCATCGGATCAGCGAATACTCTCATAGGCGGAACTGTCCGAGAAGAACCTGTCATCGATGTTGAAGCAATATCTCCTATCAGAGCTAATCCAAGAGCGACTGTTCGCCTGCCTCGAAGTAACATTAACGACTCCCTAAACCAAAGAATCCAGGGCGGTGACAGTGTTCAGCCGTCATCCCTAGAAAGAACTATTCAAACTGAAGGTGAGCTTAATCGCACGACTCTTACCACCATTAATGAAGAAAACCGTACCTCGGCACGTAACGCTCAGCTCGCATTAGCTGGCGCGCAGTTCGGGCTAGACATCATGAATGCCTCCACTCAGTACCGTAACGTAGAGGGTCAAGCGCGCTTTGCCATTATTCAATCGAGGAATCAGGCGGCAGATGCGCTTTATCGTGGACGCCAAGCCGCTTTCGATACACAATCAGAGGGTAGAGACGCCGGAGAAGACGCACTTCTTGCGCTTGCTGCACAAGGTCAAGATGTTCAAGGTGCAGGTGCACAAAGAATTGTTCAGTCATATGAAGGCATGGCAGAGCAGAATGCGGCGATTGTGGAGGCCAATGCAATGAGAGAGGCACTTGGATTTAAACTGGAAGAGATCGCTGTCGACTATCAGCTTGATACCGCTCGCATAAACCGCGATCAACAATACATATCATCTGCGTTGACCTTTGGAGCGCAGGCAGCCGGAGCATTTATCTAATGGGATTAAGATCACCACAAGACATTGCTCGCCCACAACTCCGTCCAATCGGAGGTACAGAACTCCGTGGAGGCGTGAATCCGGTAAACAATAATTTTATTCGTGCAGCAGCTCAGACCTTAGATGCTTCTCAGGAAGCTGACGAGAGAGCGTTTCAATTGGCCAGGGCCAACCTTGAAGTTCAGAACGAAGAAGACCGCATTGCTGCCCAGGCAGAGCTTGCTCGTCAGAAGGGAGCCAATGCTCTAGACCAAGGGCCTAAAGTTCGTGAGCAGCTCCGCAAACGTGCCGAGCAGAGACTAGATAAAGTTCCACCAGCATTCAAAGACAGACTAGCTACTACGACTCCTGAGCTGATGAATAAGTTCAACAGCTTTGCCTACAACTACGAGGCACAGCAAGCTCGCGCGCTAGAGTCAGACACACTTAAACAGCGAACGGCTGCGAGGGTAAACGAGTCTATCGAGAACTCAGGTAATCCGATTAAGTTCAACCAGAACTTAGCAGAAGTATCCCTCGACGCTCAGAAAGCGGCGATGACCATGTACGGGAGTGATCCTAAGCGTGATCTAGGCGATGGTCTCACGGCAGGCGAGGTCATCGAGCAATACCAAAAGAATGCAGTATCAGAAACCATTCTTCGCTCAGTTCAACAGCAGATTGCCGTAGGTCGATTCGATGTAGCTAAATCGCTCACCGAAAAATACAGTGGACAGTTTCAGCCAGCAGACCAAAAGAAAGCACAGGAATCTCTGACCCTCGCCGTACGTCGAGGTGAGACAAAACTTGCGTCAGGACTAGCAGAGCAAGCTCAGCTTCAGTTCCCTGATGACGAGGCAGCGCAGGCCAGATTTATTCAGGCCAACTCAACAAACGATGCTGTAACTAAAGAAGCAATTCAGTTCAATAACCTTCAGGTTGCTCAAGCTAAAAAAGCTCGCGAGACAGCACAGAAGGCAAAGATCAACGAGCTTTCAAAAAAAGCAGGAAAGGTTCCAGTATCTGAACTCGTCGAAGAGGCAGCCGATCTTCCGATTGAAATGCGCTCAAAGCTAATTAACTACGCCAAGAGCTTAGCCGAAAACAGAACCGTGGTAACAGACACCAAAAAGCTCAACGAGCTTAAAAACAAATTTAATACGATGTCTCCTGACGAGATCAGAGAGTACGACTTCTCTGAAGATCGTCTCGACATCTCAGCTAAAGACCTCTCTCCTTGGGAGTCACTACAAAGATCGGCAATCAACAAAGATCGAAGCGAAGCAGACAAAGCACGTTACGCTACCGAGAAGTCCTTTATGGATATTCGTGATGGCTTCCTTGCAGAGTTTAGCCGTGATCTTCCAGGAGACTATCTAGATAAAGAGAAGAAAGTCGGCGAGATGATAGACAGGCTCAAAGAGAATATTCTTGATGTTAATCCTCGTATCACTCTACCTGAGCTTCGCAAGCAAATTAAAACTGATCTTTACCAGAACGGTATTCGTCCTGCTCCTTCATCGTTCGGAAACCTATGGGGGCTTCTTGATGATAAAGAGCTTAACGAATCTCTAACTAAACCAGTCGAGGAGAATGCTGACGATGTTCACCCTTCTTGGATTCAGGCAGTAAGATCGAATTTAAAACCAGGAGTG